ATAAGCTAGGCGCTGCTTTTGCGGACGACTTCTTCCCCTACATTCATCAAGGGCCGTCGTTGAAAGAGCGCGGTTGGACATGGAAAACGCTTGCGGATCATTGGGGCATGTCTGATGATACTACCCTGAGGAATTACCGCCTTCTGGGCATGGTTCGGGATACGTCCGACGAGCTAGGATTACACGTTCCTGAATCCGTTGACGCTGCCAAAACCCTTTGTGGGGATATCGTAGATCCCGACACCGGTAAATCGGCTAGGGCTCCCCGTCATCAACAGATACCCGAGTTTCATACGAGACTTCGTGAATTCTCTGAGTTAGTTTCCTCAGGCACGAAAGAGTTAGAAGCGGCGAAAACCGTACGAGGTCAGGGCGCTACCGATACCGCGCGTAGTCCTAAGTCGTCCGATCAGAAGCTTGTAGAAGCTATTGAAACGGTTGCGAATCGGTTTGACGTTGATGATCTCACTGACGAGATCGCGGAGGAGTGCATAAAGCGTATGCGAGCAATCGCTACAACCCAAGCGCGTCGGCTTAAGTGATTCTTGGGGGGACTCCGGTCCCCCTACTTTCCTACTTTGGAGCATATACCTATGATTCTTCGCTTCTTTAAAAACCTATTTAAACCCTACCCTTTCACGCGGTGCGCTCGCTGCTATGGTCTCCACGACCTTCCCGGCACTCATTGCCCCAAGTGTAAACCCTAGCCCCTAGATCTTTTTGTCATGTCCTCGTACTGTCTTCGGATGGTACGAGGATTTTTTTTGCCAGCCGTGATAGCGGCCTCCGGCCGCGTCATAGAAGGAAGCGGAGCGTACCTTCTTGCCTTCCTCCGGAAAGCCTCACCGGCGACTGAGGTGATAGTAGACGGGTTCTCTAGGGTAGCGTGATAGAGTATTATCCAGCCGAAAATTTTAGTGTTCTATTCTCCCGAAGAACTCTTTTCAGAAGCGAGATAAGTTTGACTTGAAATATCAGTATGGTAAAATTTACTTATGAGTCAGGGATTGCCCCTGATTTTCCCTACACATATCCGGGGAGTCCCCGGATTATTTGGAGATACCAATGTACGCGACTTACAACTACCGCACCAAGAAAGCTCTTAAGGAGGCCGTAGCACTCGGCCCAGTACCAGCGTTTCAACCCGGCCCCTTCGGGCCTGACCTTAGAGACGGGACGGATACTTGTGAAGGCCCACACTTTCCAGAGGCTCACAAATGGTATGTACGTGTTGTTATTAAAAACGGCCACATCATCAAAGTTAAGAACTGATCCGGGGAGTCCCCGGATTACCTAAATTAGGAGAACACACATGAACAACGAATCAACCAGCATTGGAGTCGAACTCGACACTCTTGCGGATCTTCTCGCACATGGAATTGGCGAATACGAGAATGCGGACAGTCTCATCACAAAGTTTTACGCACTCGACCGGGAAGCGAATAAGGTGCAGCTTTCCCCGAAGTGCGACGTTCGCGTTTCACTCACCGATCATATTGATTTCTTGCATAAACAACTATGGTACTGGGAGAAGACGTGTAGGAAAAGTTTCCGAAAATACAAGCAGTTGATCGGTGCATATTACGAGGAGTGCGGGGAAGATTACTACCCTGAGCGTGGAGCCGATTGGTTTCCAGACTGCTGGTTTTTAGTAACCGAATTCGATTCACCAGAACCCGGATCGTTCTGCACATCAATCCACTAAACAAGGAGAACCCAAATGTCCCATGATAGTTCGTTAGATCCAGACCTAGCCTGTCGCATCATTGCAGGTGCAATCGATACCGTAGTCACTGCGGAGGTAGTCGAATCCACAGGTGACCATAAGCTTGACGTGGCTATTGCTCGGCTCGCTGCCGATGTCCGAAAGCTTGACGACGTACTTCCAGAGAAGCCCGTTCAATTCTTACGTGATCGCCGTGATCACATTGAGGGCCAATCAACACTTAAATTTTATCCAGAAAACCTTAACTGATCCGGGGACTCCCCGGATTCATGGAGAACTCAAATGCCTTTAATTACAGTAGACATCGATCAATGTGAAATTGAACCTATTATCCGTGAAGCTCTTGAGACCTTTGAAAGCGACATGGAGGACAAGATCAAAGAAGAAGTGGAGGATGTTGTTTCTTGTGGCATACAAGACCTAGGTTACGTTGACAACAAATGTTTTGAACTCGAAACAACTATAAACAAGACCATTGAACTTGAGATCGAGAAGGCTACAGACCCTCTCAAGGATCGTATCAATGAGTTATCTCGCAAACTGGAGACTCTACAGCTCACGATGGAGTATGCAGAGGAGAGTCTCACGTTCATCAACAAGATCGTGCGGGCGGTCAAGGAAATCATTCACTTCTCAGCCCCTAAATAGGAGTATCCAGTGGCTTCAATACATAAGATGTCAAAGATGACTCGTGATGAGTTTAAAGCAGTGTCTTTAAATAAGCATGGCGGTAAAAACCGTTCTAAATCTAAACGCAATCCTAAATGGTCTTTTAAGAAACGGAAAAAGTAGTTTATAACAGCCCCAAAAACTTGTAAACCGTGAGCATATCTGCTCTAATATACATGGGCCAAGAGACCTACCTCTTCCCTTCAATCCGGGGACTCCCCGGTTCCTACCTACATTGGAGAACATCATGCCTGAGAAATTACTTGGTACTAACAATAAGTTATCTAAGCAATCATCACGGGGCGAGCCATACGTTTTACGCGGCCTGTCCTTAGCTCCCGCAAATCTCAGCGGATACGAGACGTGTCCAATGCGTACCCCTGACTGCACCAAAGCCTGCATCGGTGTCAAGTCTGGACACAATCGTTTCAATCCAGCGAAGCAGGCAAAGATCCGTAAGACTAAGTTATTCTTCGAGGACAACGAGACGTTCATGGCTCTGTTATTCCGTGAGCTTAACAACCATCGCAAGTACTGTGATCGTCTAGGCAAGAAGCCTGTTGTCCGTCTCAATACATACTCAGACATTGTCTGGGAGAAGAAGCATCCTGAGATATTCAGGGAGTTTTCAGACATCCAGTTCTACGACTACACCAAGATGCATCGTCGCTGGGATCTTCCCAAGAACTACCATCTGACCTTGTCATATACAGGGTACAACTGGGAGCAGTGCGTCGAGTGGCTAACGACTACTCGCAATGTCGCCGTCGTCTTCAAGGATTGCTGGGACAATCCACTGCCTACCGAGTGGCGTGGGTTCCCTGTTGTCGATGCGGACGAGGACGACTGTCGATGGCTTGAGGCTCCCGGTGTTATTGCAGGCTTGCGTACCAAGGGTTCTGTCAAGAATGCTGGCCCCTTCTTTGCTGACTCACAAGAATTGTTTACACCACTCACCATTTCCGGGGACTCCCCGGATACAAACAGAAAGGAATCGATGCATATTGCGAATACAATGGACTAATTTGTTAGACATCGTCGATGCACATATCGAAGCTAACAATCTCAATCGTGCAAAGAAATTTGCTAAACGCACACTGGAGCGTGAGGATGCTGAGCTGATGCTCAGTGAAGACGAGTTGACGTACCTCAAGCTCATCATTAAATTACCTGAGATCAAAGATCTAAAAACTTTAGACGATCTCTTTGGAGACTCAAATGACTGACAAATATACAACACCTAAAACAGTAATTCACAAGGGGATTCCCCAGCATATTCTAGGCCATCCGTCACATACACAAGGGCCATACGCTAAGGGTAAGGAGGCCGCAATGGGTCTCGTCAAGATGGGGCCGGGTCACTCTAGCGTCACCGAACTCTCTGGGCGTAGCAGGGTCGCCGGTTTTAAGAGCGGTGCGAAATCCGTATCCAAGAGGTTTGGCAACAACCTTAAAGTTGTCCAGCGTAAAATCAAGGGTGACGTTGTACATGTCATCATCATGTTTCACTCTGACTTCCTAATCTCTGAGTAATTTCTCCAGAGGTGGGATGCGCATACCTCGTAGGGCAATCACGCATACTTTTCTAACCCTAATTTATGGAGACTCATAATGGTTTCATTACAAAAACCTCGCGTTCCGACCCCGCACTCGACTAAAGGCTGGGGTGAGCGTGTCGATATTAAGACAATTGAAAAGATTCCAGTGCCTGCTCTCGGGCCTGACACATGGAGACCACTGCCTCACGCTGCGTTCACTCAGATGGTAGAGCAGGCGTTTGAACGCCACGGCTTTGAGATTTCAGAGCCTACGCATTACCGAGCTAACTCTCGTAAGAAGAACGCTGATTTAATCAGGGATCTTCCTGAGTGGGGTCGATTCCTCAGCCTCTATGGCATCGCTCACGCTCGGCTTCCCTTTGTTAAAGGACTGTGGTGGGAAGCAGGTGCAATGAACTCTTACGATATGTCGTTAGCGGCTACTCTTGGTGGCGGTGAGCGTATAGTAGAGTGTGCAAACGGGCAGTTTCTTTATGCGTCTTCCGGATTCAGGCGTAAGCATACGTCCGGCATAGATCGTCACCGTGACGGCCTGTTCCAACACATCTATGATTTAGTAGACCACAGTATCGGGCAACTGTTCACCCAGTTAGATGATCGAGCTGATCGCATTGAACGCATGCAGCGTATCGAATGCACTGACGACGACGCTCGGTACATCATCATGCAGGCAGCAAAGAAAGACATCATCGGAGCTGCCGGTACTATGAAAGTACTCGAACACTGGGAGACTCCCGAACACGCAGTGTTTAAGGATCGCAGTGTGTGGTCATTGAACAACGCATTCACGAGTCATGACCGTGGACGTAACGTATTGACTCAGTCACTGCGGTTCCATAAGTTAGACACTATTCTTAATGAACGCTTTGGTCCTGAGTTATCCGGGGAGTCCCCGGATCTAGTCACTAACTCCGCCGCTGATTTCTGATTGTATGGACCCCGCCTAGTGGAGCCAATGGGGTGCTTTACGCTAGGCGGCGGTCCTTTTTACAAAGGATGTTTTCATGTCAGACATAGACGATTTAGTGTGTGACTGTATTAACTACGGTCAATTCATCGAGCAGCTTTACCGTGCTGAGAATAAAGCGAAGATGCATCCGGGTTCTCACTTCTGGGAAAACCATGTAGAGGACATCAAGTACAAACGAAAGCTGTGCAGAGATCGGCTCTTGAAGAGAGCTAATAAGTTCGAGAGCTTCACTCTTAGAAAGACACTGCGAAGCTTCGACAGTAAGGAGAACAAATGAGTATTACTAAACGAAAAAACTCTTGGCAAGTGTCTGTTATGCACGAGGGCAAACGGATTCGTAGGGATTTCAAAGATCTATACAAAGCACAGATGTTCGAGCTGACTGCCAAAGCAGATCTCATTGAGGGCCGTGAGCCAGTCAAGAAAAAAGAGGGAATCCCTACTACCTTCGGAGGTATGGCGAATCACATCTGGAAATTAGAGTGGTCTCGTCAGAAATCTGCGGATCATACATTCAATAGAATGCTTAAAGTCATTGATCATTTCGGGGATGACCGAGATGTGTCCGACATTACATCTTACGACCTTGAGGCTTACGTCTTAGGTTTACGGAGTGAGGGCAATGGGCCTGCAACGATTAACCGGAAGATTGCTATAGCTGGCAAGGTGTTTAACTACGCTCACCGTCATGGTCTTATCAAGATCAAGCCGACCGTAGCCAAGCAGAGGGAGCCGAACGGACGTATGAAGTTTTACTCCAAGGAAGACGAGTTGAAAATACTTGAAGACCTAGCTTCCGAGCCTGATCTACAAGACTTCTTTGCAGTCCTGATTGACACGGGGATGCGTCGAGGAGAAGCCTTGAGTGTGGAGTGGTTTGATGTGAATTTTACCGCGAATCAAATTAACCTTTCTGATCCTGACATGATCAAGACATCTTTGCCGAGAAGCATTCCGATGACTAAACGTGTGGCGGACATACTGTACCGAAGGCTTTCCGACAATCTTGAATGGCCCTTTCCGTTTACGAGTAGCGTGATCGATCACACATTAGCGAAGCTCAGACGCAAGGGATTGCTGAGTAGCGTTGAGTCTGCATTGTTTCATACCTGTAGGCACACTTTTATCTCTCGGTTGATCCAGAAAGGTGTACCATTGGTTACTGTAAAGACTCTTGCGGGGCATCGGTCGATCCAGACAACCATGAGGTATGCTCACTTAGCCCCCAACAATATGACCGATGCGGTTCTGCTATTAGAGGAGAGTTAGTTTTAAAAGTCCTTCACATGGATGATGGAGGACTCAATCGTCAACACCAAAAACACAATGGAGTGTGACAAGTACCGTGGCTGAAAAGAACAATAACCAATCGAAGCTTGAAGAAGAGATGGTGGACTTAGGTGTTGAGAGATACCACCATAAACTGAAGAGGGCTAAAGAGACATCTCTTGAGTCAACGACATCGGTAGGTCAATACCTACTAGGCGAATCAATTAATAAAATGACTGAGGCGGTCGAGGCTTGGATTCAGACAGCAGCGGTTGTTCCCGGTAGACGACACAAAGCTTACCAGTATTTAAAGCAGTTGCCTCCAAAGGTTATCGCTGGGTTGACTGCTCGTTGTATCCTCGACTGCATCAGTATCGAGAGGAAGATCGTCAGTGCCTCGGTGTTCATTGGTCGCCTGTTAGAGGATGAGATTAAGTTTCGTAAGATCAAAGAGGAAGAGCCTGCTCTCTGGCAGCAGATCAACAGAGTCCTTGATCGTTTCAAATCTCAGAAGACTAAGTCTAAGTTTATTAATAAGACAATCAAGTTTCATGATCTGGTAGTGCCCTCGTGGGATCGCAAGGTCGCAGCATCTGTTGGCCTTACGTGTATTGAGTTGATGCGGCAGTCTACGGGGGTCATAGATATTAAGACCCGGAAAGATGCGAGGGGTAAAGCGTATACCTCGATACGTCCGACTGATGAGCTGATGTCTTGGATCAAGAAGTCGCATGAGTACAACGAGGCGTTGTCTCCAGTGTGGCTGCCGATGATTGAGAAACCAATTGATTGGAACAACCCGTACATTGGAGGCTATAAATCTCTCTCATTCAAGAGGAGACCGCTGGTTAAGACGTTTGACATCCCATATCTAGAGGACTTAGCTGGTACAGAGATGCCTGAGGTTTATTCCGCTGTCAATACAGTGCAGAACACGGGCTACAGGATCGACGGTCAGATGGTGGAGCTGTTGAGGCACTGCTGGGACAAGGGTCTTCCCATTGGAGGGCTGCCGTCGCTAGATGATCTTCCGATGCCGCCGAAGCCTCAGAATATCAAGACAGATCCAGAGGCTCGTAGGGCTTGGCGTAAATCAGCAGCTAGGACACACTTTGAGAACGAGAGCCAGAAGTCTAAGCGTATACAGGTGATGAAGGTCTTGAACCTGTCGAGTAAGTTTGCGAATGACACGTTGTATTATCCAGTGTCCGCTGATTTCAGAATGCGTATTTACCCTGTCCCTTATTTCTTGCAGCCTCAAGGGCCGGACTGGGCAAAGAGTTTATTGAACTTCGATGAGACGGCGGCTGTCGGAGACTCAGCCGTTACTTGGTTATACAGCCACGCTGCATCTCGCTGGGGTTTAGACAAAGAGCCTTACTCAGAAAGAATTAAGTGGGCCGAGGACAACATTGAGTTACTAAAGAGAACCGGGGAGTCCCCGCTTTCTGATATGACTTGGACAGACGCGGATGAACCGTGGGCGTTTGTAAGAGCATGCATGGAGGTTCACCGACTGCATTCACAAGGCTCATCTTTCCGCACTTCGATGCCAGTAAGTATGGATGCGACTAATCAAGGCTTGCAGATTTACTCGATGTTGTTGAGAGATCCAGTTGCAGGCTTAGCGACGAATGTCGTACCCAGTGTTCACCCACAGGATGTTTATAAACAAGTAGCCGATATTGTTAGGAGACTTTTGTATGAAGACAGTCACCCTTACGGCAAGAAGTGGCTCGACTTCGGCATCACAAGGAAGACTACAAAGCGTCAGACGATGACTCTCTGCTACGGCTCTGTTTTCTTTTCATGCAGGACGTATACAACTGAGTGGTTTTATGAGGAGCTGAAGAAGGGCCGAGAAAATCCGTTTGGTGACGAGACATACAGCCCCTGCAACTACCTTGCAGAAAAAATATGGGAAGCCATAGGTGAGGTCGTTCAGTCAGCGAGGGTGGGCATGGATTGGCTTCGTGAGTGTGCGGCACTGTTCGTAGAGAACGACATTATCCCTCGGTGGAGTACACCCCTAGGTTTTCCTGTGAAAATGCACTATGAGAACACTAACAAGTACACAATTAAGACTTTGGTCGGGGGTACATTGAGACAGCACCGTCTTCGGATTCCGAATGGCGAGACAAACAGACGAAAGACAGTCAACGCGATCTGTCCTAACTTTATTCATTCACTTGATGGCATTGGCGGCCTGTTAGGCCATACATTAAATCTAGCAAGTGCATCAGGAACTAAATCAGTCATGACTATTCACGACTCGATAAATGTTCTTGCATCAGACGTGGACACCATGCACCACAGTGTCCGACAAGCTACGGTCGATCTCTTTCAGTTGAATCAGTTAGAGATACTCGCCCGTCAACTTGAAATGTTACTACCTATTGGTGTATCATTACCTAGTGTCCCAGACATGGGTACTCTTGAGGTTTCAGATGTCCTGAAATCCAAATACTATTTTAATTAGGAGACTTACATGAAAAAGCGTAACGAACGATTTACTACTGAGGTTGGTACAGCTCAATGGCCTCACCTTAACTCACCAGACACTAAGTTTGATAAGGACGGCATCTACCACGTAGCTCTTAGGCTCACGAAGGAACATGCAGAAACTCTGATCTCGAAAATGGAGACAGTAGTCAGTGAGTTTGTTTCTTCTGGCCGTGCCAAGAGTAAGAAGATGTCAGCGATGCCTGTCAAAGATGTTGAAGATGACAACGGCCATCCAACGGGTGAAGTTGAGATTAAATTTAAGTTGAAAGCTGTTGGTCAGAACGGTCCTGATCGTTGGGAACAACGTCCTGCACTGTTTGATGCCAAGGGTGTACCAATGGCTGAGCAGATTGGCGGAGGTTCTCAAATTAAGGTGGGCTGTGAGATTGTTCCTTACTCCACCGCGATGGCAGGTACTGGAGTAACCCTTCGCCTCAAGGCTGTTCAGGTCATCAAGCTGGTTGAGTACAGCAAGGGTGACGGCTTTGATTCGTGGGCGTTCTCTGAAGAAGAAGGGTTCGTCACGGATGGCAAAACGAAGCAACAAACCGGGGAGTCCCCGGAAGAAACTCACGACTCCGGATTTGATTTCTGATCGGAGTATTGAGTCGTCTCTTGAGGGAAACTGTTGGTCCCTTTTCCTTCCCCTAGATCCTGTCCCGGCCTCCAGACCAAGGTTTGCGAGGTCCGGGCGGGTCTACTATGGGAAGAACTATACGGCCTTCAGAAAACAAGCAGATGTTTTGTTTACTACATCAGCTTTTCCAATTGAGTTTCCTTTAAGTGGTCCCTTGGTGGTGTCCTCTAAGTTCGTGGTTGCACCTCCCAAGAAAACTAAACGCATCTCTCCTCGGGGTGATGTAGATAATTACTTCAAGACGCTCGACGTGCTAAATGGGTTTGTCTGGTGGGACGACGATCAAATCGTCTGGGCCTCTATGTCAAAAGAGTTTGGTGAACGAACAGGAATTGAGGTGGAGGTTATGCAAGTTGACGGAATTCCTAAGGCACGAGCCTTGTCCAAACTGTTCCTCAAGGGACAATCTGGCTAGGTATACAGACGGACACGCCTATTGTTTCGGGTGTGAATATTACGAACACGGTGATGGCACTAGCAGCATTAAGGAGGCTCGCAAAGTGACTGGATTAATTGAGTATGAAATAAGTCATCTCGCAAAGAGAGGCATCGACGTTGAGACATGCAAGAAGTGGAAGTATGGAGTAGGTACTTACGACGGCAGAGATGTTCAGGTAGCTAACTACTGCGACGACACTGGGACCATCGTGGCTCAGAAGCTACGGTTCCACGACAAGACTTTTAGGTGGCTAGGCGATACCTCTAAGGTCGGACTCTACGGTTCTCATTTATGGAGAGACGAGGGAAAGATGGTGACTGTGGTCGAGGGAGAGCTTGATGCTCTCAGCTTGAGTCAGTGTTTCAATCTTAAGTGGCCTGTTGTTTCTATACCTAACGGTGCGAAGTCTGCATCGAAGATTGTGGCTAAACATTTAGATTGGCTGGAGTCTTTCGAGTCAGTCATCCTTTGCTTTGATCAAGATACTCAGGGACGTTCAGCGGCTGTCGAGGCGGCCCAGATGTTAAGTCCCGGTAAGGCTAAGATTGTCACCAGCTTGCCCGGCAAGGACGCTAACGAGTGCCTAGTTGGAGGCCAAGTCAAAGAGCTTATAGATTCAGTCTACGGAGCTAAGGGTTTCCGTCCTGATGGTGTCATCCCCGGAGAAGAAGTGTGGGACATGATCATCGAGAAAGACACGAGGCGGTCTATTCCTTATCCGTGGTCAGGACTCAATGACAAGCTGTTCGGTATGCGAGGTGGTGAGTTAGTCACATTGACTGCGGGTACTGGCATCGGTAAATCAAGTGTTACTCGTGAACTCGCTCACTACCTACTCGGCTTAGGTGAGAAGGTGGGATACATTGCTCTGGAAGAATCTGTTCGTAAGACTTCTGAACACATCATGGGCCTTGAGATGAATAAACCTCCGCACTACTGGGAGCGTGATGAAGTAACTGATCAACAGAAAAGAGCAGCTTTCGATAAGACTGTGGGTGCGGGCAACTTAGTTCTGTACGACCACTGGGGATCAATTGACCCAACTAATCTGTTGAACAGAGTCAGATACATGGCGAAAGCTTTGGAATGTAAATTCATAATTTTAGATCACTTATCCATCGTGGTGAGTGCTTTGCAAGACGGCGATGAACGCCGAATGATCGACAACACGATGACGAAACTCCGATCACTGGTCGAGGAAACCGGAGTTCATCTTGTTTTAGTTTCACACCTACGTCGGCCAGATGGGAGATCACATGAAGAAGGTGGTACTACTAGCCTCGCTCAGCTTAGGGGCAGCCACAGCATTGCTCAGCTTTCCGATTGCTGCATTGGATGCGAAAGAGATCAGCAAGACGAAAGCATGCGTAACAAACTCACACTTAGAATCCTCAAGAATAGGTACAGTGGACACACCGGCATCGCCACCACTCTTGAGTACGAAGACACTAATGGAAGGCTCTCCGAGTGGGTCTCGCCAGAAGTTATCGACATCCCCGGAGTCAACTCCTGAGGAATTTAGAGAACTACTGGACGCTATACGGTTCGTAGAAACCGGGGACTCCCCGGATGCTGATGACGCTGTTGGTGACTCGGGACGTTCTATTGGTGCGTACCAGATATCTAAAGCATACTGGAAAGACGCTATTAACTACCGGCCTCAACTGGGAGGCTCTTACAAGGACGTAAGGAACAAAGATTATGCAGAAAAAATCATCTGTGCGTACTGGGATCGATGGTGCAGCGGAGCGTCGTGGGAATGCCGAGCTAGATCCCATAATGGGGGTCCGAAGGGGGCGACTAAACAGGCTACAGTGCGATACTGGGAGAAAGTCTCCGCCCAAATACGAAGGAGTCCCAGTACCTTGGCAAGACATCGCTGATTGGATCGAAGCTGAAGACGGTATACCTATTTCAAGGCAGAGAGTTCAAGCGTTGACGAACGAACTGCTTACTAAAATTCTACGGATGCTAATTGATGACCCCTACATACGAGAGTACGCCGAGCAGTTAGGCGTGGACTTCAGTACTGGAGATTTAAGAGATATCCGAGGAGGACGCAATGGACACGCTAATATTTGATATTGAAACGAACGGCATTAATAACTTCAAGACTCTTTTAGGTCTTAAGACAATTCACTGTATCTGCATGGCTACTGAAGACGGCGAAGTAGACTCCTACTCGACTCCTGAAGAGATTGAAGAAGCGTTAGAACGCCTTCGGTTAGCTGACGTAATCGTTGGACACAACATCCAAGACTTTGACATCCGAGCAATCCAACGGCTTCACCCTGACTGGAAACCTGAGGGCTGCGTTAGAGATACGTTAGTCATGTCGAGGATGCTGTGGGCCGACGTGCAGAACGACGACTGGCAGATCCCTGAGTTTCCCAAGAGTTTGATCGGTAAGCAATCTCTTAAGTCTTGGGGTGTTCGACTGGGGATACTGAAGGGAGACTTTGGTGAGACTACTGACTGGGATGTCTGTACTCCTGAGATGGTTGAGTATTGTTGTCAGGATGTACGAGTCACGCAGGCTCTTTGGAAGAAGATCCAAGGGGAGAACCCTCCAGTAAACCCCACGGTGCGGGAACACGACTTCGCGGCAGCAATCTCTCAACAAGAGCGAAACGGATTCGCCTTCGACGTAAACGCCGCTAGAGATTTGCACAGTACTCTTCTTGATGAGAAGAATGCGTTGCACAAAGAATTGCAGTCGATGTTCCCGGCTCAGGTAATACCGATGAAGACTCCAGCTTTCTACGTTGATCCGTTGACAAAGGTGAAGTACGAGAGAAAGAAGGACGCACCATCTAATGTCAAGGCTCGTCTTCTTAATGGTGAGCTAAGAGTCAAGGAGATCCCATTCAACCCCGGCTCTCGTGATCAAATTGCTAAAGGACTCATTAGTAAACGCGGGTGGTCGCCTCAAGACTTCACTGCTGAGGGGAAGCCTAAGGTAGATGAAGCTGTCCTTAGTAAACTTGAGTACCCTGAAGCTAAGAAGATGATTGAGTACCTTACGTTGACTAAACGCCTCGGGCAGATTGCTGATGGTAAAGAGTCTTGGATCAAAGTCGAGAAAGACGGCAGGATCTACGGTCGAGTGAACCCCTGTGGAGCTGTGACGAGCCGGTGTACCCATAGTGGCCCGAATGTAGCTCAAGTACCTAGGGTAGGAGCTAAGTGGGGAGCCGAGTGTCGAAGCCTTTTCACGGTTCCTGAGGGTTATGTCCTTGTCGGCGTAGACGCTAGTGGTCTTGAGCTTAGGTGTCTTGCTCACTACACGTACCCATTCGACGAAGGTAAATACTCTAAAGAAATTCTTGAGGGAGACATCCACACAGCTAATCAGTTGGCTGCCGGGCTTCCACATAGAAACGATGCGAAGACATTTATCTACGCTCTTTGTTATGGAGCTGGGGATTCAAAGATTGGATCGATTATCGGTGGAGGGCGTAATGAGGGGCGTGCGATGAAGAACAGATTCTTTGCAAAGATGCCCGCTCTTAAGAAGATTCAAGAAGGCATTAAGTTTCGTCTTAAGACTCAAGACTTTCTTACTGGGATTGACGGGCGTAAGTTAAAAATACGATCCGATCACTCCGCTCTTAATACTTTGTTACAATCGGCAGGTGCTATCGCCATGAAAGAGGCAACCTGCATTCTTCAAAGAAAACTTAGATCCCAAGGATGGGGTCTAGATGACGTAATGCAGGTGGCTCACATTCATGATGAGATCCAATTGCAGGTGCGAAAGGAGATCGCTGACGATGTCGGGAAAATTTCAATACAGTCGATTCAAGAGTCTGGAGAAGTCCTCGGATTTAGATGCCCCCTTGACGGAGAGTATAAAGTCGGGAGGAACTGGGCAGAAACCCACTGATATGTCTTATGTGGGTGGCCTACTTGACGGTGAAGGGTGCTTTCGTATTAGTAAAACGCCGACGATATGCGTGGAGTCTACTTCTAAGTCCACTGTAGAAAAGCTTTACGAAGTCTTTGGCGGCAAGTGCAAAGCCGAGAAGCGTCTGACTAACTCAGGTCGTCAAGTATTCAAATGGTCTGTCTACGGGAAGGCGGCTACTCATGTGTGCGACTCAGTGTTGCCTTTTTTAGTAGAGAAGAAACTCCAAGCTGAGTTATTACTTCTGTTCTACAGATATCCAGCTCGCTCAGCAATGCGACGATCACTTATTAAAAGGCTGAAAGACCTTAAGAGGACCGTGTAATGAAAGACTTAAACTTTGTACCTAGTGAAGACCTTATTAAAGAACTTCAGAACCGCTTTGATGAAATGGTTTTTATTGGAGCTGCTCAACGGACACAGAAGACTGAAGACTTGACGATTTCTTTCTCAGGCTCTTACCATGCTTGTGTGGGGCTGATCGAAATGGGCCGCATGGCCGTTCAGACAGGAGGATCAGACGATGAGAACTTTGTTGATTGACGGAGACATTGCTCTATATGAAGTGTGTTCTGCATGTGAGCAAGCTATTGAATGGGACAACGACTTCTGGACTTTACACAGTGATCTCCAAGAAGCGAGGCAGCGGTTTGATGGTTGGGTCGCTCGTATCGAAGAGGTGACTGAGGCTGACAAGTCTGTGATCGCTTTATCTGGGATGAATAACTTCAGAAAAACTGTTCTCCCCACATATAAGCACAACAGAAAGCCTAAACGTAAACCCTTGGCATTTAAACCGCTTAAGGAATATGCTCAAGAAGTCTACCGAACATATATGTTTGATAACTTAGAGGCTGACGATGTCTTAGGACTGCTGGCTGGCGACCCCGGACTGGGAGGGATTAAGGGTGAGAAGGTCATTGTCACTATTGATAAAGACTTGATGACGATTCCCGGTTTCCACTATTACCCTAACAAGCCTGAGGACGGCATTATCCAAGTGTCTGAAGAGCAGGCTGATTTCAACCATCTACTCCAGTCCCTTGCAGGGGATTCAACTGATGGGTATTCTGGATGTCCGGGAATTGGTCCTGTGAGGGCTGAGCGTATACTTAAAGAAAGCCCTGATTGGGGCCAAGTACTTGATACGTATGAACTTGCAGGCATTGGAGAAGACGACGCACTCACTCAGGCTAGGGTCGCAAGGATCTTACGGTGGGGTGAATACAACATTAAAACCAAGGAGGTACAACTATGGAATCCATGACTAAGATGAACCGAGAAGACTTACTTGCACTGCACCAGAAGCTGACCAGCGAGGCTTGTAGCCTTATGGGTGTCAAGAACCACGATTACAGCGGAGGTAAGGACGCTTCAGACCCCTTCCTCAACTTTACGAGGGTCGAAAGGCTGGGGATTACGGACACTAAGACGGGCTTCATGGTTAGAATGACTGATAAAGTGTCGCGTTTGATTACTTTTATCCAGAACGGATCTTTTAAAACCAAGGATGAGGCTCTAAAAGACACTATTTTGGACCTAATTAACTACAGCATATTGCTTTACGCTTACGCTCAGAACGAAAAGGGTGACTATACGGAATGAATGCAGAAGAAACTAATAACCAAGCCCCATTTCCTCAAATCTCAGACGCTCTAATTAAAGAGCTAAACATCCGGTTTCCTGAGCATTGTGCGGAACTAGAGTGGGAAGAAAAACAAGTATGGTTTGTGTCTGGACAGCGGGCAGTTGTCAGATTTTTAAACCACCATTATCAGCAACAACAAGAAAATGTTCTTAGAACAGGAGATTAATATGTGTGGAGGAAGTCAACCTCAAGCAGCAGCACCCCCGCCGCCCCCAGCACCTGCACCGGCCCCACCGAAGCCACCGCCGCCTCAAGTCGCGGGTCCTATGATCGCAACTATACCTGCTGAAGAAAAAGCTCAGAAGAAAGTAAAGACAGCATCTCAGAGACGACGATCAGCAGCAGGCGGCGTTACAGGTAAGAAACGATTTACCATCCCTCTAAACCGAAGTGGTAACTCCGGAGTAAATGTATGAATCAGGGTTCTATCGCGGCTCTTTACGGTAAATGTGAGGCTCAAAGGTCTTCATACCTAGACCGGGGTAGAGACTCTTCTAGGCTTACAGTGCCTACGATTCTGCCTGAAGATGGCAATAGCTCCTCCTCTAATTTCCCTACTCCTTATCAATCTGTAGGGGCTAGAGGGGTTAATAACTTAGCGTCAGCTCTTCTACTATCACTACTGCCTCCTAACGCTCCTTTCTTCCGACTCGTCATTGACGAAGCTGAAAAGAAGAAAATGGAAGCAATTGACCCCCGTATTAAGACTGAAGTTGAGACATCTCTTGCTGACATTGAGCGTGCAGTCGCCCGTGAAATTGAAGTCAACAACATCCGCGTAGCCACTTTCGAGGCTCTGCGACATCTTGTCGTCACAGGCAACGCTCTTTTATACATGCCCGATGAAGGCTCTATGCGAGTAATTCATCTTGATCGATACATTGTCAAGCGAGACCCAATGGGTAACGCTCAATGCATCATTATGAAAGAAACGGTTGCTCCAGTCGTATTACCCCCAGAACTCCGGGCTTATGTAGAGTCTACGATGGCTGAGTATGAAGACACTTGCGATGTCTACACGAAGCAGGAGATTCTTCCAGACGGCAAAGTTGAAGTAGTCCAAGAAGTCAAAGGTCGGATTATTGAGGAGACTCATCAAGTCTTTCCTAAGGACCGATCACCTTTCATCGCTCTTCGCATGCTTCGGGTAGACGGCGAGGACTACGGTCGAGGATACGTTGAGCAGTACTTTGGTGATCTCAGGTCACTAGAGGGGCTGAGTAAAGCAATTGTTGAGGGTGCGGCTGCGAGCAGTAAGGTTCTGTTCCTCGTCAACCCTAATGGAACTACTAGGGCAAGAACGCTTGCCGATAGTCCTAACGGGGCTATTCGTGAGGGGAGTGCGGCAGATGTCAGTGTATTGCAAACTCAGAAGGCGAACGACTTTTCAGTTGCTCTCAATGCAATGCAGCAGATCAATGATCGTCTGGCATATGCGTTTCTCCTCACAGAGTCAACTATTCGTAATGCGGATCGAGTTACCGCAGAGGAAGTCAGACTCGTAACGCAGTCTATTGAACGACAGCTCGGCGGTATTTACTCCGTACTGAGTCAAGAGTTTCAGCTTCCCTTAGTCAACCGCATCATGGATCGAATGACTAAACAAAAACGAATGCCAAAGATCCCGAGAGATAAGATCACTCCGGCGATTGTCACTGGTATTGAAGCCCTCGGAAGAGGCAACGACCTCAACAGGTTAGACATATATCTCCAAGGAATTGCACAGGTATTAGGCCCGGAAGTACTAGGCCAGTACATCAATATTCGGGAGTACATGGATCGACGAGCATCCGCTTTAGGGATTGATACGTCAAATCTTGTACGTACTGAAGAAGAGATTGCTATGATGCAGCAGCAAGCCCAGCAGGCCCAGATGGGTCAACAGATGGCTCCGGATGCAATGAAAGCAATGATCAGTCAAATGGAGAACAGCAGTGAGTGATTACCAGAAAGTAGAAGTAGGCGGCGATGAGCCTCAGCCCTACTCTCAAGAAGACCTTATTAAAATTGAGGAAATCGAACAGCGTGAGCAGGAAGTCGAGACGGAAGCCCAAGAGTCGGGTAATGAAGAACGACCCGAGTGGCTCCCTGAGAAATTCGGCTCGCCCGAAGAAATGGCAAAGGCTTACGAAGAACTACAGTCTCAGTTCACTAAAGAACGACAAGGTTCTCAAGAAGAAGAAACTAAAGATTCCTCAAACGTCGAGCCGTTATCAATGGAAGACTTTAGCGATTTTACTTCAGAGTTTGCAGAAACAGGTGACGTATCTGAAGAGTCTCGTGAGAAGATTTCTTCATGGGGCATTCCCCGAGAAATGATTGATGGGTACATCGAAGGTCAGAAAGCTGTCCTCGACGGCCACTTTAACTCTGTGTACAGCGAAGTTGGCGGTGAAGAAAACTACAACCAGATGATCGAGTGGGCCGGTGAGAATCTTTCTGAGTCTGAGATTGACGTGTTTAACAGGCAGGTCATGAACGGTACATCTGAGGAGTCTATGTTTGCTATTCGCAGCTTGGCGAGTCGTTGGACTATGGACGGCGGAGGCAATACTTCAGCTCCTCTTATCCAAGGAAGTACAGGAACTACAGGGTCTTCGGGGGCTTTCCGATCTCTTGCTGAGATGACTCAAGCAATGAAAGATCCTCGATACCACAAAGATCCCGCTTACCGGCAGGACGTACAGAACAGACTTTCTAACTCAAACATTCTCTAGGAGTAAACATGGAACCTAAAGCAGGATATAAAACTACAGAATTCTGGCTCAGTTGCGGAGCTGCCCTTGTGGGTGGACTTGTCGCTGCTGATGTCCTTCCCGTGGACGGTCCTTGGGGCCAAGTCATCGGTCTGGTTTCCGCAGCTCTTGTAGCTCTTGGATACACAGGTGCAAGACTCAACCTTAAGAAGAATGCTGCGGAAGTATCAGAAGAAGAAGAGTGATGTGGGATGCTCTTGGAACACTCATTCTTTCAATCATTAACCTCTTTATTGAGGACGCAAAGAAACCTAAACAGGCTCGTGACGTTAGTCACAATGCTGACGCTAGTAAGCGTTGGTCTGACAGGGTGCGACGGTTCAAGAGTCGTATTCGTTCCTGAGTCTGATGGTCTTATAAGACTTGGTCCCGATGTTCGGGGTCATGTCTATTATTGGAATGGTAATTCATGGGAATTATCTTCTAAGAAAGTCCTGTTGCCAGAAGGCTGGTATGCAGGAAGCATTGATGGCGATGTCGAGGAATCTAATAACTCCCGGCCCGCTGCGGTGGATAACTGAGAAACTCTTGGTTACCGAGACTTACCATCAATATCTCTCGGAAAAACCGGGGACTCCCCGGTTCTTAATTTAACTTTAAACCAAGGATTTAAAAATGGCTATTAATTACGATGGAGTCCAGCCCTCAAGGCTCGGCTCAAATCAACTTGGAGCAAATGAAGATTTGTTCCTGAAGGTGTTTTCAGGCGAGGTTCTTACCGTATTTGAAGAGAACAACGCAATGATGCCTCTTCACCGCGTCCGTACTATTAAGAGTGGTAAGACAGCTCAGTTCCCCGTAACTGGTGTTGCTGAAGCTAAGTACCACACTCCCGGTGAATCGCTGTTCACTCAGGAGTTCGATGATGCAAGTGACACGACTGGTACTAACAAGTATCTCTCCCGAGTCACTCACTCAGAGAAAACGATTGCTATCGATGGTGTCCTTACTTCATCCGCATTCCTTGCAGATATCGATGAAGCCAAGAACCACTACGAAGTTCGTTCGGTCTACAGCACTGAAATCGGGCGACAGTTAGCTTACACCGCTGACCGTAACTTGATCCGTACTGTTATTGCGGGTGCTAGAGACATGAGTGACCGCTTCGGTGGTACTAACGGAGATGGTATCAGTCAGTTTGGTGGAGCTGTCGTCAACATGGGTACAACTGTTGACAATTCCGTCAACGAAGTTCACATCGGTACTACTGATCAAGTAAACGACGGAGCAGCCGCTACTGGTGCTTCTCTTATTGCTGGCCTCTTTAAAGCAGCAGAAGTAATGGACTCTAAAAATGTGCCGAGTGAAGGCCGGTACTCCCTGCTTCCACCTGCGGAATACTACAAGCTCATTAACGAAAGTAAGGACGCAATCAACCGAGATTACGGTAACGATGGAAACGGTTCAACCGCTTCTGGAGAGATCGTATCGGTTGCAGGTATCCGTATTCTCAAGAGCAACCACATCCCAACCAGCGGTGGTGGCGGTACTAACATCCACTCAAACGCCAATGTCAGTAATGACATTTACGGTAGTGGTGGAGTTGGCTATGAAGCTACTAGCTACGCTGAAACTAAGGGTATTGTCTTCCAAACAGAAGGTGTCGGTACTGTGAAGTTGATGGATCTTTCAATGGAATCCGAATACTACATGGAACGACTCGGTACTCTCTTAATGGCTCGCTACGCAATGGGCCACGGCGTTCTTCGTGAAGAAGCATGCTGTGAACTTATTGTCACTGCGTGACCTTGAGTTTCTGTTATACTCATTTATGAGTCCTCCTAATGGGGCCATCTCAGTTATGCTGGGGTGGCCTCTTTTTCATTCACTAAATAAGGAGAGCCAATGGCTATTTCTAGAACGACGGAATTAGAAGCAATCAACACCATGCTTTCTGCCGTTGGTGAACCCCCTATTACTTTCTTAGACGGACAGAAGAATGCTGATGCAGCTATAGCTCGCAACATTCTTACTGAAGTCAGTCGAGATGTTCAGACACACGGTTGGCACTTTAACACCCAACGAAACGTCACCCTTACACCCGGCTCAGACACGTTCATTACGCTAAGTGATAATGTTGTCCGAGTGGACATTGAAAGCTGGTCCGACTCTACCGCGTCTACGGACTCTCGTGACATCACCCAACGAGGGGAAAGACTTTTCAATAAAACAGATAACACCTATGCATTTACCGAAGAAGTAGTTGCAACCGTTATCTATTTGTTTGAATGGATTGAGATGCCTGAGCCAATGCTTAGATACATCACAGTCAGGGCTTCAAGAATCTTCCAAGACCGTATGGTTGGATCTCAGGCCCACCACGCTTTTTCACAAGAAGATGAAGTCAGGGCCAGAGCTATGCTCAAGGAGTTCGAGATGGACACCGCAGACCATTCGATCTTCGGCAACTATGACGTATTTAATATCATAGATAGACCATCAGCCGCTCGGCGAAGGAGCCTCTAATGCCTCTGATCAGTACGAGTTTTCCTAACCTCACTGGGGGCGTGTCTCAACAACCGTCTTCACAACGACTGCCAAACCAATGTGAGAAACAAGAGAATGCTCTTCCACTGATCGTTGGGGGGCTTATTAAACGTCCTCCTACAAACCACGTTGCTGAGATTAAAAAAGCTGACGGATCTGCTCTAGACCTCAGCGACTCCTTTACCCACCTTGTGCAGCGAGACAGTAACGAAAGATTCTTTGTCTCCATTAAACCAAACACAGGTGGAATTTTTGTACATGATCTTGATGGCACTCCCAGAACCGTGTACTCCGCAGACGCTAACTCTTCATACATTCAGTCGGCTACACCAAAGACTGCTTTTAGAGCGGTAACGATTGCTGACGTGACGTTCTTATTGAACACTGAGATAACCGCGAGCATGAAGACGGACGCGGCAGACCTGTCGCCGTATTCAAGATCAGAAACATCCGCAACTAACGAGGGTTTAATTTGGATTAAGAATACTGCTCAAGGAGTGACTTTTAAAGCTGGAGTGACTCCTGAAGGAGGGTCGCTGTCTTCTGTACAGGTCAAACACAATCCTACTCCAATTGCTATAGACGACGTTCAGTTACAGCCCGGCCTTACTGTGTGGTACTCTGGTCCTGCGGATGACGGAGCGTCTCCCACGCCAACCCCCAATTTTGCCACAGTAGAAGTCACTACGAGCTACGTAAGAATTCTCAGTGATGATACTAATACAGCATCGCAATCTCAGACCTACTATTTCAACTCGTCAAACTTTGACACCATAGAAGAAATAGCGACACATATTAATGCGAAGACTAACTGGAACGCTACTGTTGACGGGGATGTAGGAGCTTCGTCTTCAAACCTCAACCCTGTGCAAGTTACAAACTGCTACAGCGGTTTTAATGACGGCTCTAGTCAAACGTATGTGCCTACAAATCCCGTAGAGCTAAAAGTTGCACCGGGTGAAGATCAATTTGCTTACCCTCCTAATCCTCCGGGTACTTCAGAGATTGCGGAGTCTTTAGCAACAGGCACTACTCCGACAAACTGTGTGGTGACTTATGAAGGTGCGTCTAGTTCTGGCGGTCTCAACAACATTACTGACATAACCGCTCAGTCGTCTGGTAGTGTCATCTTCATATCACACGCCTCAGCGGATTTTCAGCTCGACGTAGATGATTCTTTCGGCCAGAAGGCTATTTCTATTATCAAAGATCAAGTCCAGAGCTTCTCAGACCTACCCCCTATCGCTAAAAACGGAATGATTATCTTAGTTAAGGGCGAGCCTGAGTCTGAAGTAGATGACTACTACGTTAAATTTGAAACAAACGGCGGTGGAGACTTCGGTGAGGGCATCTGGATTGAGACCATAGGTCCGGGGATTGTTTACCAATGGAACTACGATACTCTTCCTCACATAATCGTCAGGCAGCCTGATAACACCTTTGTGGTTAAAAAATCAGATGGCTTAGTACCTTCAGCAAATGGACATGCAGACCTAGTATCAACTTGGCCTAACTTTAAGTTTACGAGTAGAGAAGCAGGGTCTGAATTAACGAACCCTCTGCCGTCGTTTGTAGACCAGAAGATTACTGACATATCTTTCTTTAAGAATCGGTTGACTGTTCTTAGCGGTGAGAATTGCAGCCTCAGTGAGGCAGCGGAGTTATTTAACTTCTTTAGGACTACCACTACGCAGCTTCTTGATACTGCTCCTATTGATGTGGGTGTAGGGGGAACTGAGATAAACAAGTTAGAAAAAGCTAGTCCATTTAGTGACCGGCTTATCCTCTTCTCAGAGAGAGCGCAGTTTGTACTCCAAGGAGAAGCGGTACTCAGCCCGCTGACCGCCTCAATTACCAGAGCAACTAACTTTGACATTACTACCTCGGCTGATCCGATACCTGCGGGAAACACAATGTTCTTCGCTTTTAACCGGGGGTCGTTTAGCGGTGTCAGAGAATTCTATAAAACTAACGAGACTGACATTAACTTTGACGCTATTGAGTCTACGGCTCAGGCTCCTAAGTACATTGAGGGTGTCATCAAGAAGATGGCCGTGTCCACAATGGAAGACCTCATGGTGGTCCAGTCGTCATCCGAAACTACTCTGTATGTCTACAAATACTTTAAGACCGCTCAGGAGCGAGTTCAGTCAGCGTGGTTTAAATTCACGTTTAACAACTCGATGATTATTGATATTAACTTTGTTCAGCAGTCTCTCTACTTGCTAATCAAGCGGGGGTCAAAGACGTACCTTGAACGCATGGACCTCCAGAACGGCCTGACTGACGTAGGATCGACTTACACTACTAACTTAGACAGACGCATTGAAGTTACTGGGGACGGCACAGACTCGCCCTCAGGAGGTTTCACGCTAAACCTAGAAAACACTGCAAGACCTGACTATGAGATTGAAAGTGGAGATACGATTCAAGTAGTATCTGCTGACGGCGAAGTGATGACTATTGCTTCTCAGACTTCAAACACGATTACTCTTAAAGAAGAGTTTTCTGCTTCAGATAAATTCTTTGTTGGCGTTCCTTACACCATGCTTTACGGCCTCACTGAGCCAGTGCTTAAAAGACCTAAGGTCGGCGGTGGTTTTGAGATGGTAGCTACGGGTCGTCACCAAGTTCGGTATATGACGGTGGTTTACGATGACACCGCATATTTTAAGGTAAAGGTCACTCCGGAAATCGCGGGAAGTGAAGGGACGGCAATCGAATACCCATTTAGCGGTAGATTCCTCTCGACTGGCGGTTTCCTAGGATCTATACCATCCTCTAGTGGTGATTTCCGCTTTCCCGTGTTCGCACAGTCAGACAGTATTAAAATCGAAATTGAGAATGATTCGCCCTTCCCGAGTAACATTCAGTCAATCGAGTTTGAAGCTCAATACTCTACGCGATCACAAAGGATGCAATGACTTATATCAGAAAGACTCTAGAGGAAGACATCCCATACGTCGCCCAGAATATGCGGGAGGCGGACAGGAAAGACATAGCGGCCTCTTCAAATAGCCAACCAATTAACTCTTTGCAGCGTGGATTTGCACTGTCGAGGCCGTCATGTTTTTCCGTTGTAGGAGACGACTACCCTACAGAAGCTTTTCATTCAGATATTGATGACATGGTCGGAAGACTGCGTACTCCAGATCTGAACGAAATTAAAGCTCTCGGAAAAGAAACCCCACGAGAACTTCTCGAAATAAGTTACTTTGGGTCAAAGCCCAAGTGTTACACTGCTTTAGGAGGAGGAGTACCTATTGCGATGTTTGGGGTGGTTCCCTTTGAAGACAATGAGCGATGGGGATCTATATGGCTCCTAGGGACTGACGACATTACTGAGAAATTTCCCATTACGTTTTTAAAGTGGACAAAGAGGTTTCTGCCTACTCTGTTAGAGCCTTACGACATGGTCTGTAATATTGTCGATAAGAGAAACGAAGTACATATTAAGTGGATTAAATGGTTAGGGTTTTCATTCATTAGAGAAATACAACATGGACCTGAGAACAGGACATTTTACGAATTTGCGAGGCTAAATCATGTGTGAACCAGTGTCTATTACGATGGCGATTGTGGGCGTGGCTGGAGCGGCTGCCTCTGCGTCTGCTGCGGATGATCAAGCACGCAACCAAGCCAATCACAATAGAAGACTGTCGTCTTGGCAAAATGAGCGATACCAGCAAGCGGTGGATTACCAGAATGATCTTGCTAAGTGGCAGAATGAAAACTATTACAAGACCGTAGCGAACGCTAAAGCGAGTGCCAATGGTCAGTACGCTGCGGTTATGGATCAAGTGGATCAGGTACGAGAACGTACTTTAGAAAACATTGCGAAGTACTCACGGTCTGCTCAGAAGGGCCGATCTTTTGCTGTAGTGTCTGCGGCTGAAACAGGAACCACAGGCAGCTCAGTCATGCTCGCTCAACAACAATACGAACTAGCTGAAGCTAGAGCGTCTCACATCTCATATAAAAACTTACAAAACAGTTTGGCTCAGGCTGAAAGAAACATGGGCGGCATACAGGCCCAGTCTCAAAACATTATTAACCAAGCAATGCCCGCACCGATGGCTCCAATTGATCCTGTCCAACCTATTCAACAAGTTCAGTCTCCTTCAATGCTTCCTTACATTATTCAGGGGGGCAGCAGTATTATTGGAGCGGCAGCTTATCAGCAGCAAATAGACGCTTCCAGAGTAGGCACGCCGGGCGGGGCAGAAAACTACGCTAGTAGGTGGGGTGGCGGCGGCTCATCCTTTGTAGGACCACCAGCACCATGATAAAGGAAATTTATAATGGCTAAAAGACCACAGCAACCACAGATACAAATTCCGGATGTTTCGACCTCTGTCCAAGCAACCCCGGTAAATACTTTTGTATCTCCCGGTAAAGCAGGAATGCCTACGGCTCCCGTATCAGTTCCTATGCCTGTTCCATCATCAAACCAATCCGTAGTGGACATGCAGAACCTTGCTCAATCATTCGGGATGCTGTCAAACGCTATTGGCCGTCTAGGGCAAGCAGAAGCTCGCGGTGACAACGCGATGTCTGAGTGGGGAGAACGTCAAGCTGAACTCGTGGATTTAGAAGCGACTAAAAAAGGCTACGGTTTAGCGTTTGCTGAAGGTGTTAGTAAAGGAGCTATGGAGGCTCTAGAACACCCTGCTGCTGCGGCGGCTCTTAGTAAAGGGATCATGCTTAGGCTGAACCGTGATGCTGATCTTGAGATGAATGCGGGCTTCGATAAAGAAGCTTTAAGCAACCCAAACTTCACAGACCCTCTATACATGGAAAGTAAGTTTGACAAGCAGACTCAAGAAGTCATGGATAAGTTACCCCCCGGCATCCCTAGACCGGACGTTGCGATTGACACTTGGATTAAAGCGAGATCGAAGTCTCGTGCAATCTTTAAAGCGAAGCACGACAAGTGGCTCAGTAACAGAGCGATTGAAGACGCTGAGTTAAGTCTTAAAGAAGGCGTAACCCGCGAAGTTGATGAGACCATGATTATGGAGCCAAACCCTAAAGTAATTGGGAACACGGCTAAAGGCTTTCCTATATTTGTTAAAGAGTCGGAAAAAGAACTCGAAGCTCGCAAACTTGCGTCACTCACAGCTACCATCTCTGATCAACTAGACGGAGCAAAGGGTGGTCTTTTCACGCCGAAAGTAAACAATGAAATAGTCGGCATGTTTCTCGTGGACATGGCTAGAGAATCAAACGACCCTGAAAAAGCGGCTCTTATCTTAAAAGCTCTTCAGTCTGCTCAGACTGGCCCTCCGGGTAACCGAGGTAAGCTGAACTCTGGAAAGACTAAGATTTACCACGATAAACATCTGGACTCTATTGAAAGAAACATTGCAAGAGGCCGAGCTGGGATTAAAAACGATCAGTGGTTAAAAGCAATAGACAGCGAGCGGGAAAATCTTGTTGAAGTAGTCTTTGAATCAGTTTTAAATTCTAATGAAATTCTGACTAAAGAAAATTTCAAGGCCAACATGCAGAGGGCGTGGATGGGAGGAAACAGGGAAGTTTCAATAGACGGAGGCACTCTGCGATTAAATGGGAGCGGGGATGTTGTAGTCACTCCAGACGCTAACTCTGGAATAACTTCCGGACCCGTAACTCTTCAATTCGAGGCTCTGTTTAAAGAAGGACAAACAGCGGCTTTTAATAAAATAGTTAATGACGAGTACAGGGTTCTTTCTCATGTAAATGAGCTTGATGCCTCGGCCACCAAAAAAATCGAATCAGAACTTCACATGGAAGCCGTTGCTCTTGCCGCAGCTCGATTACCCGGTTTTAAAACTGAAGAGTTAAGTGCATCTTTAAACTCAGCATGGACGTTACTCAGCCCTCTTCGACAACAGATGGCAGAAGCACAGGTTTCAATTGACAAAACTGATGGATATGGCGAAGTTGAAAGTCAGATCAGAGCCGGATACGCCGCTTATAAAATTCTCAGAGCTTCGGGCCAATTAAATCAGTACATTTCTGACAAAAACTCTCGCTCAAAATGGACAATGATTGATCTGCTAATGACGAACCCAGAGATTATGCGTTCAAAAGGCGGAAGCTGGACGAGAACTTTAGCGACAATGTCTAGCCCCATTGCATCTTCAGATAATCCATTTACAGACATAAATTACGAAAACGCATTTAATGAAGTTGGAACCGAGTTTAATTCTTTAAATAAAATACATAACGGCCCTATTAAACGCGAAAGAATCATGACGTTAGCGTCAGCACTTACACAGCTTGATATCGTGCCTGAGTTAAACGAGGCGATGAGAATAGCAATGCAAAGCGAATTAGGAGACTTAGTACCTCTTGGAAATGTGCTGGTAAACCCGGAAGATTTAGATCCCAACTTTTTCTCTACAAACGCTAACCCCGGAATTCCTGAAGATAAAGTCCCTACTAAATACGACCGTGGATACATTGGAAATCTGCTGTTTAGCGCATACGAAGCTAATAGAAAAGTTGCTGAGTTTATTGGGCTTCCCGTCCCCGCTAAAGAAACCGACGCGATGAATAAAGACTCTCTTTTTGAATGGATCTCAAGCGGTATTGAGACTGGCATTCTATCGGTTACTGAAGGAATAATGATGACAGACGATGTTATCCGGGCGGGCTGGGGTACGCTCACGGGCGACCCAGATCTTCAACGCTCTCAATTTGAACTTAGACAACAGTGGACAGCAAACGTCGCACAGGCCGCTCAGAACCAGAAAATTAAAATGACTAATCCTGAAATTATAGACCACGCTATTAAGGGGATACAAACAAATCCGCCTGACTGGTGGACTGACGAAAACGGGGGAGAAGTTTTCAGTGAAATTAGAATAATTCCTGTAAAACACCCTCAGGGAGGCTTTACAGGCTTATTTAAAATGGAAGGCACGGGTCCAGACGAGCTTTCCCAAGATCTTATAAATCCGAAGTCTAAGACAGGACTTTACGCAATGTCTGATCTTAATGATTTAGCTGTTAGAGCCAAAGAAACTCCCGGTTGGTTTGGAAGACTCTGGGGTACGTACACTGAGTGGTTTAAGAAAAATGGAACAAATCAGCATACTGAAATAATGAAGGAGATTTCAGAGTCGGTAGTACCAGAAACAGACTTCTTCACTCGAACAATGTTCCCCGTACGTCTGGACGACAACAATGGAAGATAAAAACATGACTGCGAACTCAGTTCCTTGGTCAACGCACTTCCGATCACAGACTCCAAAAGAGCAGTCAACACGAGAGATGAACGCCATCTACTCAAGCCGTGCGGCGAGTTCAGTAGGGTTCGGGACAAAGCTCGGTTTAGCGTTCGGCGGTGAAACTGTTATTGGAGAACTGTGGAGAGAAATAAACAGCCCCAGCTATGCCGCCACTGGATATGAGCCTAACGATGAGGATTATGAAAAGTACGCTTCAGACATCCCAAGAGAAGCGGCTGAAAGAGTTGCCGGAAGTAGTGAATCTTTTGCTGAGTTCTTATATGAAGTCAACCAAGTCCGAGAAACAAACCGACGACGGCAGGAGTTATTCTCTGGCGGTCTTACTGGGATGACTACCGGCTTGGGTTTGACGTTACTAGCTGCGGGTGGTGAGGCTGTCGCACTGACGCTTTTAGGAGGAGCAGTTGGAACTGCTTTAGGTGCGGGAGGGACAGTCGCTGCGGGGACGGCCACCACAGTGTCTAAAGCACAGCGTATCCAAGCCATACTAAAAGCCTCAGGAACCGCAGCCGCTGTGGACGTTCCTCTCGAACTAGCTCGGTACAACTTAGACAAGACTCTTCGACCTCAAGATCTAATCATTGCTCTTGGGGCTTCGACGACTTTAAGTGGAGCCTTAGGTGCTTGGAAGCCTCACTTGTTCGTTAAAGAACTTCAGGGCATGGGGCGTACCGCAGCTCTACGAGAAGCAGCAGAACTTGCAGAGAAGACTGCTGACGACGTAACCGCGAAAGCTTTAACAGAAGAGACTAAACAATCTGCGAGGGTTGTCCCGTTTGACGACGACTGGAATGAAGTGCTTGGACTGTCTAGGGCCAAACTCAAAGAAGAAGCTAGGTCTCGCAACATTGCTACATCGGTAGACGACCCTAAAAATGTTCTTACAGGCAAGAAAGCAAGAGACGACGGGGATATACAACTTGACGTTGTCGAGGCTCGACGTAAGTCTAGAGTTCAGCCAGATCAGGTAGAGCAGCAGATTCTTCGAGATATTGATGACATGAAGACGAGGCCGAAGGCTAAAGAAAGGCACGCGAGATCTTTAGGAATCAGTGAGAAAATCATTAAAAAGGGAGGGCGGAAGCTTACTAACGCAATCGTTGCTGCACGTAAGTTTGCGGCGGAAACAGGGTTTGTCTTGCAAGACCTTGCCCCTGCACTGCCTAAACTCAGAGCGTCTTTAAGAAAACAGGTTTCTTCCAAAGGAGTAAAGATCGTACTAAACACAGATCTTGAAAAAGCTCTATGGAAAATACATACCGCTAAATCAGCCCGAACACTGGGCGGTGAAGAAGATAGATTTATACTTATTAATTGGCTCAAGAAGAACGGCGTAAAAGACCCCGAGACTCTTGCTAAAGAATTCGTGACTGAAGCACGTAGACGAGCTAAAGAAGCTGTTGAAGTCGAAGGTTCAATCGTCGCTGATATGACAACGATGAAACTTAAGTCAGCTTCTAGAATGATTAAAGGTAGAAAGTTTACTCCCGGTGAGGGTGAGTCGCTGTTCATGCGGAAGAGAAAGTATGAGCAGAGTGTAGACCCCGACATAGCTCCTCAGGCCGTGGCCTCTAAACATCCAATGGAAGAGCCTGACGCAGTCGTGGTAAGCAGTGACGGTAAGCCTCTCGCAGCCGGTCCTGAAGAAGATTTAAATGGCCTCAACATAGAAGAGCTGGGAGAAACTCCTGAACAACTGACGGTGACGGGTCACACTAAAGGATTTAGAGAAACACTCGCTCGTCTTGCAGAGTTCGGAGAAACAAACATACCAGTGATCGGCCCTCTACTTGCCGTCGCATTTACTCCCGCAGCCATCAGACTGTTAAAGATGAACTCTGCTTTATCAAGGCGATTTGCACAAGTGTTCCTTGAACGACCAAGAGACGGTGGGAATAACGTAACCACGAACGTCATCACAATGAGAGAACGGGCAGTGGCGGGGGTCACCAACGCGATTAACGAAGCAAAGACTGCTGCTGCTAAAGAAGGACGAAAACTTGAAGACAGGGATATTGTTCGTCTTTTAAGAAGTGGTGAGGAAGCAACGGGAGCCGAGGGTATTGTCGTAGAAGCTCTTCGTAAATTCTATAAAGACATGCTGACGCTGGGCAAAGAAGGCGGACTGTTTGTCGGAGGGATTCCCGAGTCTCTTACTTACTTCACAAGACGGTGGAATACGGCATCGTTTACTAGGATGGTGGAAAAGGCAGGAGGAGGGGAAAAGGGCAAGTCAGCAGTTATTGACTTCTTTACAGATGCAGTCCTTAAACACCAAAGAAACATCGATGCCAAGCTGACTCGAACAAACGCTCGACGAATCGCTTCGAGGATCGTAGGTTACGGATTAGACCCTGAAGCCACTCGCAGTTGGAAAGGCACTCAGCTTCACATCAGTAAAATTAAAGATCAGCTCATTAAAGAATTTACTGAAGACTCTGCATACGCAAACAAGTCCGCAAAGAATATTGAGAGTGATGTAAATGATTTCATTGATGCGATTATTCCTCACGTAGACAGAGAGCCTCACCTTTCGATTGCTAAGAGACGTATTGACCTTGACGAAACATACCAAGGAAAGATCAACGGTGAAGATGTACACATAGACGACTTCATGAACAACAACATCCTGCCAAACGTCTCTAAGTACGCTCAGAGAGTTATTGGTGGAGTAGAAGTTCGTAAAGGTCTTAAAGCAATGTTCCCTGACAAAGACATCATTGACTTTGAAGGAGCTAAGTCTGCTCTTAGGGCGAGTGCTAAAGCGAGCGGTGATGACGATAAAGCTATCGAGTTCGTCGAGACGATCTTTGAACACGCATATAACAACCTCACAGGATCTCCAGCATTCTGGCATCCCAAGTTAATGAAGTTTGCGTTAGGTTCAAGTGCGTTTGCTCAGGCGACGATTGGAGTGACACTCGGCTTTGCTCAGATTCCGGAAATCGCATCAATCGTTATGCGTACAGGAGTCCAAGCGTCTTTACAGCAACTGAACCTCGGGGAAGTTGGAAAGATCTTTACGATGGGTATTCGAGATCTTGCAATAGGAGTTAAAACCGGGAACTGGGGTCAGGGCTTATCGACGCTCAGAGATGACTTCAGTGCGTGTCTTGAAACGTTTACTGGCGTTGGAGGGGATTACCGAAGAGGTGACCACTTCATGAGGCGTTTAGATGACATGGGGATTGACGACGATTACTTAGCGGCAGGAGCTTCTAAATACTTTGAGTACGGAAGACACATGGCCTCTCTCAACCCCTTAGGTATTATGCCTATGGATACGTTCTTAAGACGGTGGGCTGTGCGATCCTCCTTTCAACACTTTGTCAACGAAGCGTACCGAATAGGCCCAGACGGAAAAGCTTCTTTAAGCAGTGGTTGGTGGAAGAACTCTAAAGAGCGGTTTAGACAGCTCGGTCTAGATGAAGACGACATCACGAGACTGTCGAAGTCGCTTAGAGATCCTAACCTTGTGAATACTGAACCGGGCATCTTTGGTAAATACACTGTTAAAGGGTTAAACCTCGACGCTGTTGAAGACCAAGCGATTATTAACAAATTTGCTTTAGCACTCCGCAGACACAGTGACCACATGGTCCAACGGCAGAGCCTCGGTGAAACGCCTTTCTGGGTCAACCGACCTGTCGGTAAAATCATCGGGCAGTACCGTGTGTTCTCTCTCGTATCAAGGTCTAAACAGTTAGCCGCTGGTATTGCTAGAGGTGACGCACATGAAGCTGCAAATGTTGTGGGGGCTTTAGGACTCGGAGTCCTCACTTACCAAGCTCAGTCTTATTACAGATCTCTCGGCATGAGTGAAAAAGATCGATCAGTTTACTTAAAAGAAAAGTTCTCATCCAGTAATCTTATTAAAGCGGGAGTTATGAAATCTTCATACGCCGCTTACTTCCCTGCACTTTTAGACACAGCCGCTAGTGCTACGACAGGTCAAGCAATATTTGATCCGTCAATGAGAACTACAGGTCTAGGGCTGGACCCACTTACAGGATCAGTTCCGTTTAGCACGTACACAAAAGTAAAGAAAGGACTTGGCGATTTAACTCAGTGGGGTTTCCAAGGAAAAGAAATGTCACAGAATGATCTCAGGAACTTTCAATCGTTAATCTGGGCGGCTAGGATGCCCGGAATTCAACAGGCAATCGATAAGCTCTACATTAACACCGCTCCCAAATAAGGATAAATCATGGCATTCTCATATATCGACTACGGAACGTCAGGAGATCTGACAGCCGATCAGCAAGGAGGTCTATTCACTCCGACAACTTTAGAATTTGTATCTACTGAACACATTTACGTGACTCGGACCACCTCGGCGGGAGTTGAAACTGACTTAACTTCTGCTCAGTTTACCGTGACGACTTCTCCTAGTAACAGCATCCAAATTAAAACCGCAGCTCAGGGCGGAATTGATATAGCGGCTACGGACTTAATTCGGATTGGCCGAGCGACTCCCATAACTGAACTCACAAGAACTTTTGTAGACGGCTCAGTTCTTAAAGCGTCTGACATGAACGCTCAGAACAACCAGTTTCTGTACTCAGTTCAAGAGACCAAGGACAACACAGATACTTCTCTTCCCATTGAAACGGACGGTAAATTCAATGCTGGCGGACGAGTCATTAAAAACATTGGGACAGCTACTAACGACAACGACGCGGTGACTCTGCAAGTAGTAAATAACTTAGCTTTATACGGAGCCGCTTTCGGAGCTACTGAACCTCAGTATTGGACATGGACTACGGCTGCTGGTGATATTACCGGGAACGACCGTGTGTTTAATCTAACGTCGCCAATACCCGGATCAGCCGTTAATAACCTGTACATCGTTGAAGTCTCTGGAGTAATGCAGCGTCCCAGCACGAACGGTACTGACGGAGATTACCACGTAACAGAAACAGGCGGTACTTACACGCTTAAGATGATGAACTCGGCTCCGGGCCAATCTCAAGAGATTGCTAATGGAGTGTCCGTTGTTATTAGAAACTTCGGAATTGCACGGACTTCTTTCCAAGCACCTTTTCAAGCCAACGGTACTTCAGCGACGACTTTAGAACTTGAAAAGATAGCCAGTCAAACCGGCGACTTTATTAAAGCTGACGACGCTACTGGTACTAATTACTTTAGAGTTCAGGTTGATGGTACGGCAATCATTGGTGACGGGGCTGTAGCCGCGAACACTACGTCTTCTTTAAGTTCGTCTGCTCTTGAAATTGCTAACCACGACTTAAGCTCACACACGGCTTACGGGTCTATTCTTGAAACAGTAAGCAGCAACGAAGTATCTTTATCACTACAGGGAAACAACTCAACTGCGACTTCTGACGTAGCGTTAAGAGTCGATAAGGGACAGAGCGATAGTTCGGTTTCTCAAGTATTTAAAGTTACTTACGGGGGAGCAGTAGAGGCTTCAGGAGGCTACTCGACGACCGCTGACTCAACACTCGGAAACCTTCAAATTGCCGACAGTAAACAGATTAATGTAGGCACTGGGGCTGACGATCTCTTCATAAACAACCTAGACGTTAAAAATGTCTCAGGTATTCGCATGAGAGAGTGGCAGAACGGCATTCAGCGTTTAATTGGACTAACCAGTCAACCCGGAGGTATAGGGTTTACTTCAAATGGTCACTTCTTAGGATGGGGAGGGTTTGACAACAAGCTGACTCACTCAGGTTCAGGCGGCACAAGTAAAAGAACAGGGTATTTAGGGGTTGACTCTACTGGACCCTTTGTTGGCGGTTATCTTCCAGACGCAAACGATACTCCAGCAAGACTTCGTTATTACACCGTCGATACACTAGAAAACGAAGATACTACAGCACCATTTTATAATGTCGGCTGGTCATCTATTAACGATGAAGACATTCCTTGTAAAAAGCAGATTGACCGCAGGCCGGGATCTGTTTTACAGGTGCAATACACACAAACTGAATCAACATCCGAGGATAATGTAGGTGTAAACACACTGACCGATATTTCCAACATGAACGTCAGTATTACTCCTGCGGCCTCCTCTAGTAAAATCATGATTGATGTTATGTGGAATGGTGACATTGGTGATAATGATTCTGACAGGTATAACACTCTTATGCTTCTAAAAAAGACAGTTGATGGGAATAGTTCTTATTTACGGCATACTTCGACTAATACCTCTATCGGAGGAATAGCTCCCATAGGAATATCTCACACCGGCGTAGCAGCGCGTCCTTGCCATTGCAATTTTAAATACTTCGATACGGTTGCTTCAACTTCTAGTGTGACTTACACGCTTGTAGCTACGTGTTCTGGAACCGCAAATAACAAAGTTTTTACAAACCGTGGTAAAACTTCTGGCAACGCTCCAGAGTATGAGCTTATGATTTCATCTATTACGGCCACAGAAATCGGCGGTTAATTCAAGTCCTAATAAATCTTAAAATTCACAGCATACTCTTTAAGGAGAACTAATATGACTACGCGAGTTGACTCCGCGTTTACTGCGGGGGTCGTTAAGCAATCGACAGTAGCGTCTAAAACAGCATCGAAAAGTGCTTCCAACGATGGTAAAATTGTCCAGTTAGATACTGCGGGTTTAATCTCTAGTTCGCTTATCCCACCGTCAACAGGACTTGAGATTACAGAACGAAACAGCGATCCGGGAAACCCCGCTGAAGGATCTGCGGTTATTTGGATGTCTGACGGGACTGGAACTGGAGACGACGGGGACATACTAATTAAGATAACCGCAGGCGGAGCTACTAAAACTGCAACGCTTGTTGATTTTAGTGGGGTCTGATAAATGGACAATGAGATTTTAATTGCTCTTGGAAGGCTTGAGGGAAAAGTTGATGCTCTCATAGCTAGACAGGCAATTCACGATGAGGAACTAGATCGACACGACAAACGTCTTCGAGATCTTGAGCAATCTAAATCGTGGTTCCTAGGAGCGGCTGGAGTAATAGGAGCAGTCTCTGCGTTCATAATGAATTACATTGGAGATAAAATATGACTGAAGAGCAAATGATGAGTGACTTGCATAAAGCGGTCGCACAAGAACTGCTGAATAGAGTGATGTCTGGAGAAGCCACCTCAGCCGACCTTAACGTCGCTAGAGGGTTTTTAAAAGACAACGGTATTGAAGCGGGACTCAAACAGAACGAACCTATGGCTGATCTCGCTAAGAGTTTACCTTTCAATATCAACATGAAAGAGGGTGTCGCATGATCCGCGTGTTTAAACCCGTAGATGAGACATCAGTAGAACCGGCTAGAGAAGACTTTACCCCTAGGGTTCACAAGACAATTGAAGAGCCTGATCTTTCACAAGGCGAAGTTCGTGTAGGACATAACCTTCCTTACTATGAAGATGAACCCATGATCCCTATTGATTACCACGTCTATAAACAGTTGAGGGTATTCAAGATGCGAGAAGAGCAGCGTCAAGCTGGCTTTGGAGGAGGAGGAGCGGTTCCATTTACTCGGCAGACTTTGCAAAGAAATCCCGGCAGTGCGCCCTCACTTCAGAATCAAACACAAGCAGGGTCAAACTCAGGCATGGCAGGAAATCAAACTGGATCAGGTAACTCAGGGAGTGGTAGCGGTGGCGGCTAAAAAAGACTTAAGGATTAAAAAAACTGGAGTATCTGGGTATAACAAACCTAAGAGAACTCCTAATCACCCAACGAAGTCCCATGTAGTAGTCGCTAAGGTAGGCGATAAAGTTAAAACAATACGCTTTGGTGAACAAGGGGCGAAGACTGCTGGCAAACCTAAGGAGGGCGAGTCTGCAAAAATGAAGGCTAAGCGTAAAAGCTTTAAGGCCAGACACCGAAAGAACATTAACAAAGGCCCACTGTCAGCAGCTCACTGGGCAAACAAGGTTAAGTGGTGAGCGAACAACTTCGAGATTTCCGTAACTTTCTGTACTTGACGTGGAGTCATCTGAATCTTCCAGATCCCACGCCTATTCAATATGACATTGCGGAATACATTCAAAACGGTCCTAAGAGAAGGGTCGTTCAGGCTTTCCGTGGAGTCGGTAAATCTTGGATCACCTCAGCTTTCGTTGTTCACCAGTTACTGCTAGATCCCACTAAAAACATCCTCGTGGTATCCGCGTCTAAACAGAGAGCTGATGACTTCAGTACGTTTACTCTCCGTCTTATTACAGAGATGCCGATACTGAAGCACCTTAAACCTACTGAATCTCAGAGGAACAGTAAGGTAGCCTTTGATGTAGGCCCAGCACCCGCTTCTCACGCCCCGTCCGTGGTGTCTAAAGGTATTACCTCGCAGATAACAGGGGCAAGGGCGGACTTGATTATTGCAGACGACGTGGAGAGCTTGAGCAATAGTCAGACTCAGATGATGAGAGATAAGCTCAGTGAATCAATCAAAGAGTTTGACGCGGTACTTAAGCCTGATGGGAACATTTTATTCCTCGGAACTCCGCAGACTGAGTCTTCTATTTACGCGGCATTGCCTGAAAGAGGCTTTAAGACTCGCATATGGCCCGCGAGATACCCTAAATCAAAACAACTACCTCGATACGGGGAAACCCTAGCCCCAAAGATTATTGAGGAAATGAAAGAAAATGAAGAGATTTCTGGTCAGCCCACAGACCCTAAACGGTTTGACTCCGAGGATCTGATGGAGCGTGAGGCTTCTTACGGTAGGACCGGATTCTCCCTCCAGTTCATGCTGGACCCCAGCCTCAGCGACCTCGACAGATACCCGTTGAAGCTGAGCGACCTCGTTATCATGTCACTGAACTCCAGAGAGGGGCCACAGAAGCCCATCTGGGCGGCTTCAGCAGAAAACATGATCGGTGACCTGCCTAACGTAGGACTCCCCGGAGATCGCTTCTACGGCCCTGTGACGCTAGGTGACGGCTCTTGGGCCTCCTACACAGGCTCTGTGATGGCGATAGACCCCAGTGGACGAGGTGCTGACGAATCAAGTTGGGCTGTTGTCAAGATGCTGAACGGGTTTCTATACGTGACTTCAGCAGGAGGACTCCCCGGAGGATACTCAGAAGACACGCTGAAACAACTGGCGATGACCGCGAAAGAGCAGGAAGTCAACCTGATACTCATCGAAAGTAACTTCGGTGACGGCATGTTCACGCAGCTCCTGAAGCCGGTACTGTCAAAGATCTACAGGGTGACGTGTGAAGAGGTCAGACACAGCACATCCAAGGAACGTCGTATATGCGACACATTAGAACCCGTCATGAACAGCCACCGGCTGATCCTAGATCGCAAGGTCGTTGAGAATGACTTTGACAGCACTCGACACCTACCCCCTGAGAAAGCTCTCAGATACCAGTTGATGTACCAGATGAGCCGGGTCACGAGACATAAGGGAGCCTTAGCTCACGATGACCGTCTAGATGTCTTAGCGATGGCTGTGTCCTACTGGACTGACCAGATGGCTCAGGATGCCGATGATCAGATTCAACATCGAAAAGACAAGAAACTGATGGATGAACTAGAAAATTTCATGAATCACTCCATCGGTCGTAAACCTAGTCCTCCCAGTTGGATATGACGATGTATTCTAATAGGGTGACTATATGGATACAAAGCGTATCTGGGGCGATGGGACTCAGGTGAAGATCACTTGAAACCTTAGCTCTCCTTAAACTCTACATTCGTGTGGGGGGTAAGGGGGGCTTAAGGATCTAGAGTGAAGGATTGGTTAGAGATAACTATAGACATCTAAAGAAGATACAACACTTACACTACCTAGAAAGAGTACAGTCATGAATGAGAAACCTAAGACCTGCTGTGGTGACCCTGAGGACTGCGAGCAACACCTTACAGGTGGCTGTCCTGAGGAGAACAAGAATGACTAAACGTGGTCTATATGCGAATATCAATGCGAAACGTAAGCGTATTGCTGCGGGATCTGGGGAGAAGATGAGAAAACCCGGAGAGAAAGGTCGGCCTACCAAGGAAGACTTTAAGAAATCTAAAAAGACGGCTAAGCCTCGCGTAGGTAAACGAAAGAAGTATTGAGATGACTAGGAACTACAAAAAGGAATACCGGGACTACCACGGTACTCCTAAGGCCCGCAAAGCGAGAGCCGCAGCTAACCGAGCGAGACGTAAAGTCGGACTCAAGGCTGGAGACCCTAGAGAAGTAGATCACAAGAGACCGTCCAGTAAAGGCGGCACGAACGCTAGAAGTAACCTCAGGATCGTGTCTAGATCCACTAATAGAAAAAAAGGAACTAAGTATGAGTAAGGGAAAATCAGGCGGATCAGACGGCGGGATCGGGTCAATAAAAAAGAAAACCCCCGTTAAAAAGAATGCT